CTGTGCAGCTCCACCCATCGCCTGTAAGGCTTGAGTACCTACTTGAATCCCAGGAAAGTCAGCACTCATCGACTTAATAGCAGCTTTGGCGTTATTCATTTTATCTTTAAGAACACCTGCCTCCTTAGCTAACTTCTGAAACTGTGGACTTCCAACGTCTCCGATATCTGCCATCTCGTCCTCAAGCTCACGCAATCTAGTTTTTGTAGACTTAGCTGCTTTCTCCGTATTCTTTAGCTCCTTAGTTATTTTCTTAAAGCCTTCATCTGAGAGGTTTTCTTTCGCACTCTTCCCGATATTATCTAAGTCTTTTTTAATGCTCTTAAAGGAGCCTTGAGCCTTCTTACTGTCGCTCTTAATATCTATATCTATAACCTTTTTTATTGACATTTTCTAGCTCGTTTAATTTGTTTTCTAATTTCCTTTATGCTCTTAGGTATTTTGTACTTACCCTTTGCGATTTCTATCGCTTCAGACTGCCCTGTGAATTCTGCAATCTGAAGCATTTGTATAATTTGTTCTATCATATGATAATTTTATCTAGGTTTTCTTGTAGTAAAAAGTCCAAGTTCTCTTGTAGCAAGTAGCTAAGTGTGCCTTCTTGAATTATAGTAACTGTGTTAGTCCATATCGCGAACCCATCGACGTTATAACCTGTCACCGTAAAGTTCTGTTGTCTCGGTGAGCCTGTGTTTGAAGGTACAGAAATGCTTAATATACCACTACTATAAACAGTCGCGGGAAGTGTTAATGGGAATGTCAATATAAACTGAGCTTCAAATGTAGCGGAGAATTCGAGATATCCACCTATTGGAACATCAGCACCGACTGTTAAAACGTGGCTAGTAGCGTCAACGTTAAAGATAGTATTATAGTCGTTGCTGCCCTCGCTCCAATCACTTAACAAAACCAAATCAACAACTCCGCTAGTTAAGTCAGTGGTCATATCGTTAATTCTATATTTCTTATCTCTTACTATTATGGCATCATCTAACGTTAATTTCGTCAATATATCCAAGGGCAATATACACTTTAAAGATACTTTTCTAGTCCTAGAATTGAATAGATTAACTAAGTACTCTTCGTAATATATTTTGTATAATGAGTTATTAACATTGTTGTTTGTTAAGCTATCGAATTCGCTCCCGAAGTTCATTGAATAAGTATCTCCGTTATGGATTTGACTTTGTCCAAAAGGCATATACTCTGTAATATTAGAAGTACTCGTTCCATCGTTAAAATAAAAGTCGGTATCTGTTAACTCATTTAAGAACAGCTTTACAGGCTTAGGAACGTATCTCTTAGGGTCTAGAGCGTCATCTAAACAGTAACCTAAATTTAGTATTCCAACGCCTGTATCAAAACCACTAAACAGCATATTTTCAAACGGTAATTTTATAGCGTACTTGCCGCTATCGTTATTAGAAAATATCTCTTTTAGATTCCCGTACTCCCTAGCGTTATTACCTGCGTATTCAGTGTTCAAAAAAGACTTTGATTTTTGCCACTCAAAAGAGATTTCATTATATAGCTTTGCCCTATCAACTTTAATAGTATCAGTATCTACGAACTCAGTGATATCTATTCTTTGTCCGAACTTGTACCAGTCCTGTAATGGCTCGATGTTATATGTTAAATCTGAATCTGTAGGGACACAAGTTAAATTAAATTCATTTAGCGTACCTGTAAACCACTCGGACACTTTAATATCTGGTGCTGAATTAGAAAAGTCTAAATCCGTATTCATTGCATTGGATAATGTAGTGTAAGAACAGGAATATACCTCTGACTCTAAACCTGTAACAAGGTCATTGTATAATGCTGTGAATGAGTAATCTACTTGCAAGTTAACAGAACCTAAACCTTCACCCCTAACCTTAAAAGTATAATAGTCGTTAAGACCTATGTAATTTGCTGTTTGGTCTATTGTAAAAGTTGTGAGAGCTGAAGCTGTATTCGTGCTAAATATATCACCATTCTTGTAAGTATCTAAGTAAAACGTAAACGATGAGACTGGAGCAATCACAACTTCTAGTTTATGAGTGGCATTTCCTGAGCTTATCCAACTTGAAAAACTACCTCCTGGTGACGGAAAAGAGTTAATATCTAGATAATCAAAGTTAACAACGCTTACTTCTACAGCGTTAGGAATATTAACATCACAAGAGTTATTAGATAGGTTAAAAGGAATATCTACAGGCTTAGTTAAGGCGTTCGGAATCTCTCTATTTTTCCACCAAGTAAAGGAATTCTTTAATCTATCATCAGACAAAAAACTACCATCAAATGTAACACCGTAAGTGTCAGATATTAAGCTTAATATTTTACTGTCACTAATAGCAGGGAACAGCACGTCATAGTCTATTGCGTTAGTACTCACTGAAACATCAAAAGGAGAAACGCCCCCTGTGTTATAAGTCCATATATCTGTCGAGCTTATCAATGGATATCTTACATCTTGATAAGTGCTAGATTCTATAGAGTTTTGAATCGCTGCTCCAGTTGCCTCAAAGGATAAATTAGTGTAGTCTAAGTCTCTTAATTTGTTGTCTCCGAACTTGGTCTTAAGAGAAACTACATCACCAAAGAAACCGACCTTATAAGAATCGACTTGTCCGTTCTTTACTGTGCTTCCCTCTAATTGAAGCTTACCTTTTCTAAACGGAACTAGGTCTATCTCGATTCTACAGTCTACCCTTACATTAGCATTGAACTCATTTAGCTCGTTGTTATAGTAAAATCCAAACACCTCGTTATTTCTAACCGTTGCAGGAACGTTAAAGCTTTGTGAGAAGTCAGTAAAAACCTTGGAAATATCCTGTATGTTTTGAGTACTAGATTTAACCTTAATTTTCTCATCGTCGAATAAGTCCAGTAGCTGATTGTTAACGTATATTTGTACTTTTCTCATTAGATATTGTAGTTAAGTTTTGGTGCGCTATACGTGAAGTCTATTTTGTAGTTGATATTCTTGTCACTGATGTTCTTTTGCAGCTCAATAGATTTGCTAGAAACTAAAACTGGCACATCATTAATAAGCACCTTTTCACTTAACATTAATTGCTGTATAGAATCAGAGTACGATTCAGGAACCCAACCAGAGTTAACAGAAATCTTCTCATTACCATTAAAGTTAAAGCCACTTCTAACGTTATCTTGTACGTTGTAAGACGTTGAGCTAGGCGTTAGGTTGTATTCTGTACTATTAACATTGAAGCTACTCTTAGAAGCCTTAAAAAACGATATCCTTTGCCAAGCTCCGAACTTGTTAACAAAGTCACATTCCATAACTTCATACTTACACTCTGTTTCTCTAGTGATATTGTAGCTATTCACTAAGATTCCATCTCTAAAAATCTCTAGTAAATTACCGTTAGCTGTAGAATTATTGTATACTGACGCTATTAATGGAATATATCCAACGGTGTTACCGAATGGAACTAAAGATGTAGAGCCACTTAATGCGCTATATTGATAAGTCCAAGTATAATCTGGGTTCTTATAATATGACAAACTAGCTCCCGCATCTCCGTTGACTATATACGTGCCACTAGCTAGTAAATGGTCAAACTCAGGATTAACACCCTCAGAGTGATAGCCGAAACCATCAAAGCAAATGAAGTTATTAATAACATCTAACTGAGCACCGTTCTGATATAGTTTTAAACTGCAGTTAGCGTACTCATTGAAATTCATAGACGTGTCACTTGTTATAGGTGCATAAGCTGTATGATTTACGAACCGTCTACAATAGGGTGAGATGTCGTATACGTTGCCAACAGCTGCGTCTACCACAACTTTATCTAGTGTATAGGTTGGTTTAATTGGTACACTATCAGGGTCGTTCCATAGGTATATCTCTACCTTGGTCGTATCGTTAACAGAGCCGCTTATCGTTACGATTCTGGGACTTCTTAAATTAATTGGTACTGCCATATTACTCGAATTGTCTATCTAATAAATAATCTATCCATTTGCTATACAGCTTATCTAGTGAAGCCTGTACGTTGTACTTGTTTAATGTCTTATCTGTTATCTCTCTTGGTTTAATGTGGATAGTCCCAGCATCTACGTATAGATAGTAGAATACCTGATTAGCCATATCACTAGATTGAATGTAGAACTTGTCCTTTTGAAAGTCATATGTGACCTTGACCTTAACCGTATTTTTCATTCGCTCTGTATCAACCGCTTTGACGTCTATAATTGTTTTCTTTATCTCAGCATTTAAGACACGTGTAGTGCCTCCCAATTGAGATACAAATGCGCTCCTGCTTTTAACTAAAGAGCTGCTACTGGTATTTTTAATCTTAACGTTCACTAGCAGATAGTCATATCGTGATTGTAGAACACCTCGAATGTCAACCTCCATCCACTAAGACCATTATCGTACTCGTTATGAATAGGCTCAAAGGATACAGAACCGTCCAACTGTACATCACTAGTGAATAAATCACCCCTCCTTAATCTCTCAATCAATCGAACCCCAACAGCTAACTGAGTGTTCAGTATATCGTCTTCGTTATCGTTATGAGTAAACCTGTCAGTATTATGTTCCTCGCTAATATCTAAGATGTCCAACAACTCAATGCTTATGCTAAATCTCAAAGCTGGATTCTCTAGGGTAACTGACTCGACTCTAAGGTGAGATAGTGGGAAAATAGTTTGCTTAACTATATCAATTCTATCAATTTTACCCTTTGTAACGGTGTTAACATTAACGTCCTCTAAAAGCGCATTCTTTAGTGTGGTTGTTATGTCGTAATATCCTATCATCTCGCTAAACTTTTGTTTAATAATTCCTTTTCTATCTTACCCTTTTCGCTCTCGTAACTTAAAAAAGTGAATGCTTGGGTGATGGGTAACCCTGTGACTGTGTCAAATTTAGTAATGTCTCCTTTAGCGAGTGCATAGATGCTATTGTACCATCCCCACTTCTTACCGAACTGCTCTTGTCTACTGTAACCATCTCCGCCGTTTCCTCCGCTAAATAGTTCAGGGTAGCTTTCAATAATTCGTTGCCTAAATGGTAAAAAAAAACCAACGAGCCAAGGGCAACGTCTAGAGGCATAAAGCGCATAACATCCGCGTAGCCTCCCGAGCCTTCATAATCTGATATGGTATACTTCTCAGAACTCCTGTTAATTACAGGTCTATAAAGAACCGCCATAGCTCGGTGCATATTAGTCCAATCTGTAACGTACGAATCTAAATCTGTATATTCTCCTAGTGTTATATTCTCTAGGTCATTAATGAATCCGAATTCTTGAGATACTCCATCTCCAGATAACGTGAAAGATAATTGTAGTTCTTGCTGCTCTAGGAATAACGCGTTAATATGGTCAGAGATAGCTTTAATATCGACTAAGCTAATCTTTAACACAACAACTTTAGGTATAGCACAAAACACCTCAACAATACACTGAGCGAGTTCGTTGCCCTCTAGGTCCTCTGACCTCTCAAGAAATAGCTGGTATTGTTCTAGTGTTAACTCGTTAAGCGTTTCGGGTACTTTTATTTCTGCCTTCATATAGTAATAACTATAAAGAGCTTAATTTGTAACAAAGAAAAACCCCACCGATTAAGGTAGGGCTTAAATTATCTACTTTATGAAGTACTGACCTTTGTTTGGGTTATCTAGGTGGTATGTAATGTTATATCTAGCTCCGTCAATTGCGTGATTATAGTTATCTATATACAGCTTACTGCTCTTATCAGAATAAGCATAGTTGTTTAACTCCTTACCAATGTTAGAACTGTTAGGCTCAACGATTATCTCATAATCCTGCATCCGTATAATACCGCTCTCAATCGTACCCTTTTTAACAGCCTGTATATTAACACCAGCAAATCTAAGGTCTTCTATTAATCTAGGCTCAGCACTATCAGCAATTATTAACATACTGCCTACCCTGTCCTTAATCATAGAACCTAGTATATGAGTCTTAATTCCCTTCTGGTAGATATGTTCTTTTAGGTATATCTTCATTCTTACCTTGTCGATAGCTACCTCTGTTAATGTATCAGGGTCAACACTAAAACCAAAGTCCATACCTGCTGAGGTTTGAAGTTTATTAGGGTTGAATTCTCCATACTTCCAATTAGTGAACACAACGCCTTCAGCCTTATCTAGCCATCCACCTAAGACGATGTGATTGTATCTCTTAACATTGTTAGCCTTGAGCTGTTCAAAGTCGTTTAGATAGTCCTGTGGTAAGTTATCTATATTGTCTAGGTAGCTTGTGTGAATGTAAGTAACGTTGCCTTTTACTCCATTGAATCCACCCTCTACTCCTGCCTGTTCAAAGAATCTCTTATATATCCAATGTTCCTTAGTGGCAGGGTTAAGTATTAATATGATTCTATTCTGTTTCTTATTACTTCTTATAGACCTTTGGATAGTGTCGAATTTATCTTCATCTGTTAACTCCTCAGACTCATCGAGCACCCACGTTGTAATACCCTGTAATGACTTAAGGTTTGCTGTTTGGTCACCGTTAGAAGCTCTCAACCCTCTAAACATTATTTCACTGCCAGAAGCGTTGTTTTTAATCTCGGTCTTATTTACTGAGAAGTGGCTCTCCATTCCTAGCAGCTCTATCTTCTCTTGGAATTCAGGTATGATAGACAGGTGCGCACTGCTCATTGTTTGACGAGTATACAGTATCTTATGGTCAGTCTCACTAGATAACATACAGCAAAAAGTTGTAGTCGCGAAAGACTTAGCAGAACCACGTCCTCCTGTAATTATATAAAACCTTGTATCATTCTCAAATAGAGGCTCATACTTACCGTGCAAATCTACCATTGTTATTTCTTAAATCTAACTACGTCCTTAATGTTAAAGTCGCTTAGATTGATATCTACCTTGTCAGTGTTCTCCGTTTTCTTTGCTGAGAAGTACTGTGCATACTTTGCGAATATCTCTAAGAACTTAACCTTATCTTCTCTGAATACTGCCTCAAATGCCTCGTCAATATTACCTGAATGTTTACCAAGCGTATCTAAGAAAATCTCTCTCGCTTCCTTGTCAATCTTGTTTGGTGTTCCCTTTGATCTGCCTCCTGTTTTCTCTCTGTTCATATTTTCTATTTACATCTACTTTAGAAAAGTACTAGACAACTATCTTAGTGCCGTTGTAGTACTCTACAGCTATCCTTACAGCCTCTTTAAGCATCTCTTGCTGTCTAGTATCACTTGCAATGTAAAGAACGTTTAGATTGACTCTCTCGCGTTTCCTGTCGTATACATATCTAGATGTTAATCTGACCGCCTCGCTAATGTCCATTACTTTTCTTTTGTTAATCCGTTCTTAATTAATCCGATTCCGATTACTGCTATTAATGCTATTAGTAAAACTATCATTTGTTAAAAGTGTTAAAGGGACACCTGTTAAAGTATCCCTGTGTTTATATTAAAAGTTATTTATTCTCTCTTTTATAATATCGCAATACTCTTCTGACATCTCACTACCTATGTATTTTCTGTTATTAAGTATAGCCATCTTTGCTGTTGTACCACTACCCATAAAAGGGTCATAAACAATATCATTTTCGTTAGACCAACTTATTATATGGTCGTTTGCTAATTGTTCAGGGAACTGTGCAACGTGATTAGCTGTATTATAGCCACCCGTTTTATATTTCCAAACATTACCCTTTTGTTTTTTATCTTTTGTTTTTAAATATGTTTGCTTT